TCTGTGGTCACCCAAGGCGAGTGTACATCATACCCTGGCATGCCAGGCTTGATGCGACCGTTTATTGGGTTCGACGACAGCAACCAAACTAATCTTCTGTCCTTCTGTCTGAAGAGACGGTCGATTAGCATGGGGGGTGTTTCGGTTTTAAACCATTCGTATCTTTCATTAAGTATTCCTACACATGTGTTGAACATGTGTGGTTTTCTTAAATTAAGAACAAAACCAGGCGTTAGAGGAGTCAAACATATACCGTTAAGGTATAATTGTTTAGCTACCTCTGCACCTGAATAGTTCGAGCCGAATTGAGACTGTACAGTCTTACTTAAGTTTACTTCAACACCAAGTGCTGTTATAAACTTTTGGTAATTCTGTGCAATTTCAGGATCAGTTATAATAACATCATCACCTATAAGTTTGTACTTATATTTACAGGATTTTATTCCTGCTTTATAAGCTGCATACTCTATAAGTAAATGATGTGCTAGTGAACAAAGAGGCCAACTTGCATAACAGCCCATAGGCTGCCCGCAAGCGTAACTTACTTGTTCACCACTCCACGCGACCGTGAAGGTCCTTTCCGCAAGGAGAGACCAAAACGCTCGTGACAGATCAGGTTCTTGTACCAATTCTTCGAGTAATTCTCTTTGAATTGATGCTGGAAATCTGTCTGTAAATGCAGTAAGATCTGCACAATAGATGAAGGATTTCTCCTTTGTCTTTTGTTGCGCGAACTTGCCTACATTTTGGTGTGAATAAGTACCATCCGAGACAAGTGAGCGAAGAATATCCATTATACCTTTGTGTAATGGCTTCAAAGCCCGCTGGCTATAGTAATCTACAATCGCTATAGTCCTAGTCTTCCCAGCTTTCTCAGGAAACTGAGTTAGCTTAGAATGGATTGCCCCTTCCCTTGCAGGAACGGACGTTTCCATCGGTCTGGTATCATTTAGATGCCACTGAACCATTTGAATTGATTCAAACAGTTCTATGTCATTTATAACTGCAAATATATCAGAATCACTTGTGTGTAAGGCGTGGCCATTTGGCCCGTTCTTAACAGTATAGTGATATTTCAAACCTCTAAGGGATAGTCGTTGTAGACGACATACCCATTTTGGAATGAATTTAATGATGTCCTGTATAAGATCTTGATCTGCATTGCAAGGTGCAGTGACAGAATCTATATCTTTTGATATAGGTAATCTTAACAGTTCACATGTCCGCATGACACTTAGTGCCATAACGACCATGGAAGGATCCTCATGTCTTAGAAACTCTTTAAAAGGAGCGCCTAAACATAAAGGGAAATTCTCATTATCTGATTTTGTCCATGGCATGGGTTTAATATTTTGTCTAAGAGCGTAACGTTCACAGACAGTGTTCAGTTCTTTTACAAACTTTACAGCATCTGCTTTGCCGCGGGTTGATAGCCGCTGCTCATAGATGTGAACCCATGTTGAGGTAAGTCTTGAAATACTTATGTTATGGTAGTCCGCTATAAGCGAAAGCGAATAGTGGTACCTACTGTACATATTTATCTCAAATTAGGTTAATAAGAGACCATGTTGCTCTCGCCACCAAATGGTGGGTGCCCACAGTGGGATTACTTAGTAAAGGTACGGCGGTCCAAACCGG